GGTCGGGAAAGACATATACTGAATTATCGAAGCAAGGGTATGAGACCTGCTCGGTAGTTTTTGCTTGTATCGATAGGATATGTAAGTGCATAAGGCCGATTGATATCCTAGTATATGACTTTAGGAATCCCAAAGAACCAATAGAAGCAGAAAGCCATCCTTTAAATAAGCTGATCGAAAAACCTAATCCTAATACCACCTGGCAATCATTTATCAATACTGTATCTGCACAGCTTTTAATAGGCGGAAATGTCTATATATTAAAAATAGAAGTAAACCGAAGCATAAAAGAGTTATGGACATTAAGACCAGACTGCATAAGGATTAATGAACAAGGCTTATATGAATATAATACCACCAGCGGGGTAACTACATATAATAAAGAGCAAATACTTCATATAAAGACATTCCATCCACGATCAGATATCGATGGATTGGCACCAACTGAAGTAGCTGGAATATCGATCGATGAAAATATGGAAGGCAAGCGATGGACAAATGCAGTAATGAAGAATTCTGGAGTACCATCAGGAGTATTAAAGACTAAGGAAACACTTGACACCATAACTTTTAAGAGCTTGGAAGAAAAGCTTCAAGAAAAAACAATAGGATCTAGAAAAGGAAGACCACTGATATTAGAGGGTGGACTTGATTGGCAACAAGTATCAGTATCGCCAAAGGATATGGAATGGATGAACTCCAGGAAGTTTAGCACAGTGGAGATATGCTCTATATATGGTATGCCACCCGAAATAGTAGGATATCCCGAATTCAGGACATACAACAATGTATCAGAAGCAAAGACAGAGCTTTATATCCAGACAGTATTACCACTTTTGGAATATATACTTGATGAGCTGAATTATAATGTGGTGAATCGATACTACCCAGGGTATAAATTGACTTATGACAGAGATACTATAGATGCATTAAGGGTAAATGTCGATCAGCTATGGGATAGAGTAATTAAAGGCAAAAACGCTGGACTTTTATCTATGAATGAGGCGAGGCTTATACTAGGATATCCAGCAGTAATATATGGAAATGTGATATATGATACTATGGGCCGAGTACCAATAGCAACAGACGACGATCAACCTATTAAGACTTATGACGACGGGCTAATACTTGATGAGCTATTAAGCAGGAGTACAAACCAAAACGATAATCCTGGAGATGAATAATGTACTTAAATTGCTTGGCGAAAACAGACAGAGAAAAAAGAGCTTATTATAAATCATTGAATATTTTAAGAGATAGAGCATACCAAAAGCTAGCTATAAATCGAATTAAAAAAGCCATCAATAGTGAAATCGATGCTATTGTTGATGCATGTAAAAAAGCAAAGACATTTTCTGAAGCTGAAAGAAATGCAAAATCGGCTATATTATCGAATAACGATGTTTGGAAGAATGCAATACAAAAAACCTATGAAGATATAGGACTGCTTAATGGAAAGCGAGTATTGCGAGAAATAGAAGCAACAACAAAAGGAATAGGTACTAACTTTGAAGATGTTTTTCTTAAAAAGCTTCCAAAGCATATTAAAAAAGTAACAGCACCTAAGCTAAAAAAGCTAAACATAAGAAGTTATGCCATAGTAAGTAATGATATCCAAAGGGCTATCGATGATGGAACTTCCATAGATGATTTAGCAGACTATATCCGAGAGTATATACCAGCAACATATAAAAATAGAGAAAGAGCTATTGCCAGGACAGAAACCTGTGAAGCTCAAGGCTATTCAGGGCGAGAAGCTGCTCTATATACTGGGCTGGACATGACTAAGAGTTGGCTCGCTTGGCTTGATGATAAGACCAGAACAGGACATGCCGAATACAATGGAGAAACTACTCTTATGGATGAGCCTTATATTATTGATGGAGACGAAATGATGTACCCAGGCGATTCTACTTTAGGAGCTGGGGCTGGCAACCTAGTGAATTGCCGATGTACCGAAACTTATAAAGTATTATGAGGGGGAAATGATGGAAGAAAAAGTGCTAAAAAAACTATATTGCAAAATGAAAATTAATGATCTAGACGATAAAGGGACTTTTACTGGGTATGCTTCAGTCTTTAACAATATAGATCTTGGCGATGATGTAATGCTACCAGGAGCTTTTAAAAGAACAATAAAAAATTCAGGCGGGATCATACCTATTCTATCTAGCCATGATATGGATAAAGAAATAGGTATAACCCAGGGGTTAAAAGAAGATGATTATGGACTAGAAGTTAAAGGCAGGCTATATATAAGCGATGATCCTAAAATGGACTTACCTGAGGCGAGAAATAAATACATTATTATGCAGAATAGAAAAAAAGCAGGAAAGCCTATGGGGCAATCGATTGGATACTATACTATGAAGCATAGATGGGATCAAGAAAAGCCTAATATCAGATTTTTGGAAGAAGTAAGACTTCACGAGATCTCGCTGGTAAGTATCCCAATGAATGAATTAGCAACTGTAACTGACGCTAAAAGCCTAGAAAATGAAATTGAAAAGCTCTTTGAACTAGCAGAAAACTATGAAAACTTTGATGATCGACAGAAAAAAAGCATATTAGAAAAAGTTGAAAAACTTAATGCACTTCTAGGGACTTCAGCAGTAAAAGACCCAGACTCTGCTACTGTGAAAAGTATTCTGGAACTCGCTGAGCAGGTGAAGAGCACCGCGCAATTTTATCAGATTAAAAGACTTACAAGGAGGATCTAAAAATGGACGAAGAAACTAAAAAAGCTTTAGCAGAGCTTCAAGAAGCTGCCAAAGCCATGAGAGATTCAGTGGAAGCTGAAGAAAAAGCTTATAAGCAAGTAGAATCGAATTATTCTGCTTTTTCAGGAGAAACTAAGCAGAGCCTGGAAAAAATTAATGGCAGAATCGATGAGCTAGAAGCTAAACTTCAGAGACCAGGCAATGCTGTTTCAACACCAGACAGTGAAAGAAAAGAAGCAGAGCTTCAGCAAAAGTACATGAACTTTATTCGGTTCGGTGATCAAGTACTTACTGAAGACGAGAAAAAAGCTTTTACCACTCAAGACGACCCGAACGCTGGGTATATGGTACCCAAGCCAACTTTTAAAAGAATAATTGAGCTTGCACAGCCTTATACTCCTATTCGGAATTTAGCCACAGTGGAAGATATTACCAAAGGCAATAGTTTTGAAGTATTGCGCGAAAAATCTAATCTTGATGTATCAGCTACTTCAGAAACTTCCACTAGAAGCGAAACCAAAACAGTAAGTAATGCAAATTGGCTTGAAAAGATTATGATTTTTGCCCATGAAATGTATGCACAACCCATGATGACACAAACCATGATCGATGATTCAGGTTATGATATTGAAAAGTTTATAACCAGCCGACTTGCCAAGCGATTCGGTGTAAAAGAATCTAAATGGTTTGTCGATGGTAATGGAGTAGATGAAGCCGAAGGACTGTTAACCAATAGTGAAGTATCAAGATACATTAATGGACACGCCACAGTGCTTTCAGCAGAGGCATTGATCAAGATGACTTATGATTTGCACGAAATGTATGAGCCAAATGCTTCGTTCCTTATGAGTAGAGCAACCATCGGGCTTATCAGATCCATGAAAGACGCTGTAACTGGGACCTTTGTTTGGCAACCACCTTATGCAGCTTCAGCACCTTCCACTATCCTGGGATATCCTTATTACCAATGTGCAGATATGCCAGCGGTAGATACTGGAACTTATCCAATTCTATTTGGGGACTTTAAGGAAGCTTATACAATAGTGGATAAAAAAACTATCACACTATTAAGAGATCCTTATACTTCCAAGCCATACATTATAATTTATGCCACTAGACGAGTGGGCGGGAAGACAGTGCAGCCAGCTGCTTTGCGTAAACTTCATATGGCTACTAGCTAAGGGGGGCAACTATGAATATGTTTGATGTTTATAACAACTTAAAAGAAGAGCAATCCATTTATCCACAAGCGGTAAATGCTGATATCGAAGGATCAGCAGTTGATCTTAAAGGTTTTAATGGTGCTTTGGTACTATTCAATGTTGGGGCCGAAGTAACTGATACTTGGGCTGCCAACCTTGGCTTTAAGTGCCTGGTATATGAATGTGATACTTCCAATGGTACTTTTACTGCTGTTGATGCTGGCGATTTGCTAGGCACTCAGAAAGTAGTAGCAGTAAAAGCTGATGAAAAGAAAGTATATGCAGTAGGATATCGAGGTAAAAAACGATATATTAAAGCATATATCGATGAGGTTGGAACTCTTACCCATGATAAGACTTTCGTCAGTGCTTCTATAATCAAGGGGCTACCTGAGGTTGGGAGTGTTCGCTAATGCTGTCAGGAATTGAAAAAACTGTAATAGCTAAAAAACCTTTTACCGCTTCTTTGGATGGCATAAACATTAAAAGCTATGCCGAGGGGGATCTCATTACTGGGCCGATAGAAGTCATTAATGATATTATCGCCAATGGTTGGGCTTCAATTCCTAAAGAAAAAGCCAAAGACCAAGAAGAAGATACTAAGATGGTAATACAACCAGAAAACACTAAAGAAGAAGATGAGCCAGAAATTGAAAGAAAAAAACCCGTAGCCGATAAGAAGAAAAAATGATAAACGAACTCATAGAAGCACCAGATCTTTGCGTAAGCGTAGAAGACATGAAAGCCTATCTAAGGTTAGTGGCAGATACAGATGACGACCTTATCGAGGAAAGCATATCAACAGCGACACAAGCATTGGAAAGGTACTTGAACCGAAAGATCGGATCGCAAACATGGAAAACAAGTTACGAAGCTGTAGATAAAAATAGTACTGTGATGTTGCCGTTTGATCCAGTGATAAGCATTGATGAGGTGTTGGGCGAAGAAGAAAGTGAAATCGAGTATACCAAAATACTAGACTTGCCGATAAAGCTGCTAATAGAAACTGATGGGGCTGTTTATGTAACCGCTACTTATGGTTACTCAACAATCCCGCAACTGTTGCTCGATGGGGTAAAGATGTGCTGTGCTGAGTTATATGAAAAAAGACATCTTGCCGATCTTGGGCCAATATTAAAACAGTTTACTAGGCAAAGAGTGGTGCTTCTGTGAGTTATCCAGCTATGATGAAAAGAATTGTCACGATTATTCCAACTAAAGTGCCGGATGGGCAAGGAGGGTGTGCGACATCCTCAACAAGCACGACAGAAATATGGGCGTCAGTAGAAGAGAACGTTTTACAAAAAACAACTGTATCAGGAGCTTTAAATTTTGTAAGCTACGCAACAGTTATAATACGGAAAGAGCAAGATGTCCCAGTTGGAACAATGTTGCAGATCGGTGACAGGTATTACCGTGTTGTTAAAAAAAAACCGCACTTATCCAATAACCACCATGCAGTTACCGCATACGTACAGATGGAGTGTATGGAGGCGACTTAGTGGCAGAACCAAAATTAGCGATACGATTTCTCAATAGAGACGAATTTTTGAGTAAAATAAAACCACGGTTAACAGGGGGGGCCCTGCAAACTTATAAAAAAATATCAGCAGAGACCGCGCTAGAATTGCAAAAACTAACACGAATTGACGCCCCTGTTAAGACTGGGTTTTTGCGAAGATCGTACGAGTTGTTTTTCGATGAAGATGGGGCAGCAGCTGGAGTAATGACGCAGTGCGAATATGCTCCGAAGATAGAGTTTAGTCACAAGCCGCATTTTTTCCATAACTTTGAAAAACTGAAAGGGCCATTTATGAAAAAGGTACGAGAAGCGTTTAAGCACATGGTGAATGGATGAAAAAATCGTGTTTGAACCAACTCCAAAAAGCAATATATGAAATACTGGCAGTTAAGTATAATATTTATGATAATGTGCCAGAGAAACCATTGTACCCGTATGTTATTATTGGGAAAGACACGGCAACAGATCGAGGAACAAAAACAACTTACGCTGAAGATGTGTCGGTAAATCTAGTAATTTACTCGCTGTATACAGGTTACAAGGAAAGCAAAGATCTTGCAGATGAAATCGTAAACACGCTAAGCCAAAATCCTTTGATTATGGATGACTTCAGAGTAGTATTAAGCAGAGTAGATTATATCGACAGCACGTACAACGTAAATCCCGATACAACGCCGTACCGTAGTGTTGTACTTAGATATAAGTTAATAGTAGAGCAAATGTAAAGGAGGAACTATGAGCGAGTGTAAAGGAATAGACCTGCTGATCTCTGTAAATACCGGCACGATTGCTGTGCCAGTATGGAAAGTAGTAGGAGGGCAGAGAAACGCCACGTTGAATAGATCGACAGACGAAATAGATCTGACGACCAAGTCTTCAGGTGGTTGGCACAAAGGCGCTCCTTCGGTAAAGAACTGGTCAGTCGATGCTGATGGCGTTCTCATTAAAAACGATGAAGCGTACGAGGCGTTGCTGAACTCGTGGAGAAACGATGAGCAAGTAAATTTGAAGGTCGTTAGAGCCAACGGAATCACAGAAACCGGTATGGCAACGATAACAGATTTTCCCGAAGAAGGTCCTTACGATGGCGAAGCAACGTATTCAATGTCTTTTGTTGGTTCAGGTCCTCTAGCTGAGCCGGTGTAGGAGGGTAAAGTATGGCAGCTTTAACAGTGACAAGAGTCTTAACGACAGGTGTATCAGCCGTAATGGCATCAGCAAGTTCTGGAGGTGATACCGCACTTAACACCAAAATGATAATACTTAAGGTAATAAACGGTGGAGGAACAGGAAGAACAGTAACAGTAACGGCGCAGAGAGCACTATGCGGAGAGCCTAGTCTTCATGATTCCGTGACGGAGGTAGGAGCTGGCGAAACTAAGTATATTGGTCCTTTTGATCGTTATACTTTTAATGATGCAGATGACAAGATAGCGATCAGTTACGACAATCATGCTGACTTAACTATCGGCGGACTAGAGGTAGTGTCAGTATGAAAACAGTAACCCTCGCGCTGGGTGATCGTAATATTGAATTGCGGTATAATCTTTATGCTTTAGCATGGTTTGAAAAAGAAACAGGGTTGAAAATAACGCAACTCAACAAACAAAGCTTCGGGGCGAACGTATTGCTGAATATGCTATACGCCGGGATGTTGTGGAAAAAGGATGAAGATCCAAGTTTTCCAGATCTGCAGACTGTTGGTAAGTGGATTGATACAGGACCAAAGTTTTATGAAACGGCTGACAAGTTAGCAGAAGTCATGAATTACTTTTTAGAAGATCCAACGAGCACGGAAAAAAAAACGGAGAACCAGTAGAGAACTTTTTCGATGCGATGGAAATAATAGGATACCAGTGTTTGATGCTAATGCCAGAACAGCTGTGGGCTTTAACGCCGAGAGAGTTGTTTATGAAGTTTAAGGGCTGGCTAGAGCAGAGAGATTATAATTTACAGCTTGCAGCGTTTGTATCTGCAAATATTATGAATATACACCTAAAGAAAAAGGTATCAGTAAAAGACTTAACAAAGCCGAGAAAAGAAATAATGAAATTGTCCCCCGACGAATACGCCAAGAAGCTCAAAGAAATTGAAGATATAGAGAGGAGGTTTGCTTGAGCGTAGAAACGTTAAAAGCCAAGTTTGATGTCGATACCGGTAATGCTGAGCAAGCCTTCGGTAAAGTAGAGAGCAAAGTCGGTGGTATGGGCAAGACGTTTGCTAATGCCACCAAAATATTAGCTGGCACGGCTGTTGCAATCGCAGCAGCCGGAGCCGCTGCTTATAAATTTGTCGATAATTACACCAAGAAGCTGGACGTTATAGACAAGGGTAGCCAGAGAATTGGTTTATCAGCTGAAGCATATCAAGAATGGGATTATATTTTAAGCCAAAACGGCGCCAGCATAGAACGTATGGAAATGGGAATGAAAACGCTGACAACTCAAATGCAGCTAGCTGGCACAGGAAACGCAGAAGCGATTGCAACCTTCCAACAGTTAGGCGTAGAGTTAAAAAACGCTGATGGTTCGTATCGATCTTTAGAGGAATTGATGCCTGCTGTCATTACAGGGTTGTCCAATATGGGAGAAGGAGTAGAGCGGAATGCACTGGCGACTAAATTGTTTAGTCGCTCTGGGCAAGAATTGTTGCCGCTATTGAATCAGCAGAAAGGGTCCATAGATGGGCTGCGTAAAAAATACAAAGAACTTGGAATGGGAATATCGAATGATGCTGTAAAGTCGGGAGCTTTGTTCCAAGACACGATGGACACGCTGACAAGAACAGTAGAGAAAATGTTTGCAGCTTTAGCAGTACAGCTAGTGCCGGTTATATTGGAGCTGGTTGATGCTGTGCAGCCGTTGGTTCCTGTGTTTGTGTCAGCCATTGAGGCAATAATGCCGATGGTAGAAAGAGTCCTGCCGAAATTGACCGATTTAATAATTAAACTGATGGACAAGCTAGAGCCACTAATAGAAGAGCTTATGCCGGTGCTGGCAACGCTATTCGAGGTGCTGATTGATGCGATAGGTCCAATTATTGACGCTGTGTTCCCAGTACTTGTGGATCTTTTAATAATCGTGGCGAAGTTTTTAGGAACAGTACTTGAAGCTATGGCGCCACTCATTCCCGTTATTGTTGATCTGATAGTTGCATTGATGCCGTTGATCGAGCTGGTATTACCGATGCTGGAAGTATGGCTGAATGCAGTTGCGTGGGTAATTGAGAACGTGTTAGTGCCAGCGTTGATGGTAATAATTTCAACCGTAACGTGGGTCGTCGAAAAAGTAACAGAAGCGATAACGTGGCTAAAAGGTTTCCTTGGTCCTATCTTTACAAACATAGGGGAAATAATAACAGAAACGTGGGATACTATTAAAAAATTTACCGCTAATACTTGGAACTCTGTGACAAGCTTTACATCTGAAAAATGGAATTCAATAAAAGAAACGGTAACAGATTTAGCAAATAAAACACGTGAAGGGGTAGAATCCAAGTTAGCGCCAGTTATAAATAAAGTGTCAAGTATATGGGATCAAGTAAGGACAGAAGGCTCAGCAAAGTGGACAGAAATAACAGGCTCAGTAATAAATTTCGTTACAACTTTACCCGAAAGAGTTTCTGCTGTATTGCTGCCAATAGTTGAAGGCGTACGAGCAGTATGGGGCATGATATGGACAGGGGTAAGCGAAGCATGGAATAACATAACTACGAATATAACAAAATGGGCGACGAATATTAAAAACAGTGTGGTAGGCATATTTACAGCTATGAAAAACACGTTAGGTACTGTATGGAGCAGTGTAGCAGGGGTAGTGAAAGTAGCTTTTAACGCAGTAATAAGTGTAGTGAATACAGCGATCAGAGGGCTGAACCGTCTGAAAATAGATATACCCGACTGGGTGCCCGGCATGGGAGGGCGTACGCTTGGGTTCAATATACCTCAAATACCAATGCTGGCAGAGGGTGGAATTGTCACCAAGCCAACGTTAGCAATGATAGGAGAAGCTGGACCTGAAGCTGTCGTGCCGTTGCGTGATCGCAGTATTGGGAATGGACCGATAACTGTGATCGTCGAATTGGATGGAGAAGTACTCACAAAAAAAACTTTGCAGAATATGCCTTCGATGTTAAGACTCTTGGGAGTAGCGTAATGCAGTTGTTAATAAATGCCGAAGACTACGCAATGAAGGTTATTCCTGGGACTTATTCCCAAGAAGACAGGGTGAATAACCGTGGGTTGCTTAGCGTGAGCATGGTGCTGGAACCAGCAGAAAGCCCTGAAGTTGGGTCAGAAGTGCTAGTTTATGATGATCAGGGGACAAAGATATTCGGCGGGTTGCTTGCTAAAATAAAAATGGTATCTAATTACACCGAAATGAAACGCATATATTCTTTAGTCGTTGCTGATTATACACGCTACGCAGAGAGAAGAACAGTGGCAAACAGCTATTCGAATAAATATCAGGGGGAGATAGTAGAAGACATATTGACATCTAAGCTAGCGCAGTATGGGATAAGTGAAGGTCTAATCGATGAAGGTTTGATTATTGAAATAGTTGGGTACAACTATATGAAGGTGTCGTCGATTTTTGACGAATTAGCATCTATGAATGGACAGTGCTGGTATATAGATTATGATAAAAAGCTTTATTTTATTCAGCGTAGCCAATTTGAAGCTCCGTTTGGATTAAACCCGCTCAACAGCGTATATCGTGATTTCAAAAGCAATGCTACAGATGAGGCTTATCGTAATGTGCAAATACTTAGAGCAGGGAGAGATTTCACAGATGAACGTACAGAAGAGTTTGTAGGTGATGGTACAAGGAGAACGTTTACTTTGACATATCCCGTTTACTCATTGAAAGAGATAACGGTGAACGGAACGCCGCAATCTTTTGGTTACCGTCAACAAGATACAGGAAAAATATTTTATTATGAGAAAGAGTCAGCCAATATAGAACACTCGTCAGATTATATACCCTTGACGTCAGGTTATACAATAGCTGTGACTTACCGAGGGCTTTATCCAATAGTAGTCATGGCAAGAGATGACGATGAAATTGACATTCGCGCAGACATGGAAGGAGCAGGAGACGGTGTCTTTGAGGCGATAGAAAATGATGCGAGCATAGACAGTAGAGAGCTAGCTTTTCAAAAAGCAACTGCTCTTCTTAGGTATTATGGTAAAATCCAAAAAGAAGTAACTTATACGACGTTTACCCCCGGGCTGAAAGCAGGTATGCTGCAAAGCATAAACTTGCCGTTGGAGGGAGTAGATAGTAGCTTTTTAATAACCGCAGTCACTACTTCAGAAATGGCGAACGGCAGTTTTGCGTATAATGTAACAGCTGTGGATGGAGAGAACTTCGGTGGGTGGTTAAAGTTTTTCATGGATCTTAAAGAGACAGGGAGAAACTTCGTAATCAGAGGTAATGAAGTTTTTGTTATACTCAGCAGGCATCGAGAGTATGTGCAAATTACAGACGAACTGACGTTTGACGCTGTGCCAATTTTTGCTGTGGTCGGACCGTATGCTATAGTTGGAGAGGCAGATGTATATACGGAGGACGACTGGCCGTAATGAATATTTATTTTGATAACATAGTAAAAATTTATTTATTCAACGAGACTGGAACTGAAGTGTTAAGAATGGAGCACCCTAATCTGGTAGTAAATACTGGGCTGAACCTAATAAGAGACTATTTGAACCAAAGCTTGGCAGATCCGATGAAATATATATCTGTGGGTGACGATGGGACAGCTGCAGAAGCTAGTCAAACAGAGCTATTAAATGAATTGTTTAGAGACGAAATAACAAAAAGAACGCCTGAAGATCGCAAAGTGACCTTTGAGCTTTTGCTTGGGACAACTCAACAAAATGGCGAAACATTACGAGAAGCAGGTCTGTTTTCTGCTGCTGGGAGTATGTTTGCAAGAGTGACCCATGAAGCGATTAACAAGACAAGTATAATCCAAGTCCTGTATAGTTGGACAATATTTATAGCGGTGGCGCCATGAGTTACACGTATAAAATTTATCCAACGGCAGCAGATTTAGCTACACAAGAAGAAAGAGGTAAAAGATGCCACGAGTATTCGCTTGGAGAGCTTGCTGTTGGGCTCGGAGGGCGTGGGTTTGTACCAAGTGGCTGTGAATTAGAAACAACAGCAAACTTAGTAGTGAATGTGAAAAATATATTTATTATCAATAATGGTTTACGACTTGAAGTATACGATACTGTGCCAATGCTGTGCGTAGCAAATGCTAGAAATGAGCTGTATATGCAGTTTGTTTATGATGTGTCGAACAACGTTGAGACGTTTCAGTTTAACGCTGTAACAGATAAGAGTGTGCCTGCAAATGCGATTTATCTCGGTACAGTTATTACTAATGATACTATCTGCACTAAAACGATCTCAAATGACCGTCAGCAAGTACCAGCTTCAGCGAGCCCGAAAATAATTTACAAAGAAAGACTGTGGACAGTGCCGGAGTCCTTACCAACCTTAACAACCGACATGAGGTACAGAGTCGCTGGAAATGATAAAATATATGTAGTCAATAATGGCACGAGCAAGTTGGATTATTTTGATATGAAACTGTTTGCTTGGGTGAACAGTGTTTGTGATGTTCCCGCAGGCGTACTGACAGCATCAGATAGTAACGCAACGGTATTTTATCAAGATGGCTTTATAAACTATTTGTTAAGAGGAACGTCCCCGTCATTACGGTTGCACAGGTACCACATTGAGACAGATACGTGGTTCGAGATTACTATGCCGAGTGGTACGATCAGTTTGCAAGGAGGCGGAACAGTCACGTGGACTGCAAAAGCTGGGCAGCGTCCTCTAGCAATAGTTGACCATTATATTTATACGATATCGAGGTTTAACGGTTTAACCGACGAAGACCCGTACCCGTATAAAGTATTTCGTTATGATGTCTGGGAAGACACTTGGCTTGCTTTGCTTGGTGAGTTGCGTGGAAGGTTTACTGCTTCCTCTACTGGTTATTATTATAACAATTACAGTTATATGTTTAGTCACCCGCAGATGCTTCTTGCGTATCATCTTTACCCGAGACTAATTGGCGGCGGCGGTGGCACATGGGTTCCAACTGCTACGCTGGGTAAAATAAATATAACAGATGGTACGATGATAACTAACCACCACCAAGGTTTAGATAATATAGATTTTCCTGCTTTAAATTCCGAATCTAGTGAAAGAGGGGGCAGCGTAGTAAACTGCGGACCCTACGTGTATTCGATGTATCAAACAAGGAGGTTACAGTATTATTCGAATTTTGTAATAACCCGTCACCATAAAGACAGTCTTGTGGAAAATGTAGAATGGTATCCAGTCGAGGTAATGAGAACCACAAAGTCAAGAAGTACTGGCAGCCCTAGTTATTATTCAGTGATGCTTTACCCGTTAAGTGATGGTAATGGAATGTTATATTATGACTTGCCTAACGCTCACTTATCAACAAGGAAAACGAACCCAGAGTATGGTAGTGAGTGCAGTACCGGGCTAGTATGTTATTGTGCATATATTAAATTTTATACTTGCACCTCAGCTTCGATCCTGTCAATTAGAAAATCGTCCTTACCAAATAGCAAGTTGGTAAATATAACGTCATGGCAAACAGGAAAAACGGTCACAGCTGTCGAAGGTGATGAAATAGGCATTGAAGTCAACGAATGGATCGGCTCAACTGGAAAACAGCCGTATTGTGATATTGAAGTTGAAATAAACGGAGGGACAAATTATGCCTGAGAATTATAAAATTTTTCCAACAACTAACGATATAGCAAGTGTTGAAGGCAGAGGAAACCGGTTTTATGAGTTCAGTATGGCAGACTGGTTAAAGAGTTTTACTGGGAGGAATTTTGTCTATGATGGTGGTGAGTTTTCTGCGCCAGCGTCAGGACTAACCGTAACAGTGCCAGCCGTAAAATGTGTCATTGAAGGTAGGTTGGTGGAAATATATGACAGCTTTGACGTTTTGTGTGATGACGATGCCTCAAATAAAATTTGGATCCAGTTGCTGATTGATGAGTCAGGAAACGCAACAGGGTTTCAGATTAACGCTGTGTCGAATGGAACAGTGCCAGAGAATGCCGTGTATATTGGGACTGCTGTCACAGAAGACGGTGATGTAATAGAGGTGGAATTGACAGATCGGGATAATACGCCCTATGCCATAACACCGCAAGTATTACATCGAGGCGAAGTAGAGGGAATGGGTTACGAATATAGTAGCTGTCACGAAACGATAGGATTGATCGCTGATTATTGGGGAACGTATAAACACTATCATAGTTATTGCAGCGACGGGTCCAAGTTTTACGTTTTTGGTGGTCGCCCTTTGACTTGGTACGATAACGGTGAAGTAACAGAGATAGGCATGTTTAACTACACGACTAAGGAATGGACTGTGCCGAAAAATACTGCTCAAAATATCTCGATGGCGGTAACCGGGTATAATGATGGGTATATCTATGTGCTTGGCGGTGTTAGGTGCTGGAGAACGTCTGGTGCGTACTATGCGACCAATTTGTCAACAGCAAAAAAAATCAAAGTATCTGATATGAGTATTAGTAATTTAACAGATTTACCAAAGCATATTAAAGCCATTTATCCTTCATCGTTTTGTTGTGTAGGAAACCGTATATATTTTGCATCAATGGATGCTAACGAAGAAAATAAAGTAGAGTATTATGATTTAAGTACTGGCAGCATAAGTTCAGTTCAAGTAATACCAACGCTAAACGGGTACCGTGTCAAAGGGTATTCCTTAGCTAATATCAATGGCGATTTATACGTTTTCGGGGGAGTGTCCCTCAACAATGAGGTCTCAAATAAAGCATACGTGTTGAATGTAGAAACCGGTGCGTGGGTAGAACGAGCTGATTTGCCTAGCGAGCTGGCATTGAGTCCGTTAGGCACGACGGGTTATTTGCTGGTGGCTAATGTGGACCAAAAAGGATATCTAATGCGAGAGATGGGGCATATCTTATATGAGTATGATCCCGTGTTGAATAGTTATGCTTTTGCGAACTACGCACCGATCAATGATTCCGGTGCTTTTGTTGGAAGCGGTACTGGCGAAGAAAGGTATGGTTATTTTTTCAAGTTGTCAGAGTACTTTTATCACTATTCAACTGGAGAAAGATGGTCAAGAATAAAGGTGAATCTTATGGATTCAGAGAATTATGAGTGGTCGTTACCTGTGCGGCCTCCGATGTTGTCAGGAAAAGAAAACAATACTGTCATAGCAGCAGGGAGTATAGTATATCATATAAATCAAACGACTTTAAAATTAGATGTTTCCAATTCGTCGTTAACCCTTTGGGCAAGAACAGATGAAACAATACCAGCGAGTTTGCAAGGAGTAGGCAGGCTTGGAGCTTGTTATCATGGTAACTGTCTTTACTTTTTAGGCGGGAGAGGTATTACTGACGGAATACGCAAAGGGGTTTTTGTAAAATATAGCATAGACACCGATAGTTATACAGCATTGACATATCCTTCAACAATCGGAGGGGATACCATCGGAAACCGTGATGATTATATCCTCGTATCAACGCAGCATTATTTGCTATGTTTTGGGGGAAAAGATAGTTCTGATAACGCTTTGACAAAGCCAATAGTGTATAATTGTATTACTGACGTTTGGAGCCGTCCGACTTATGATTTTGGAGAAGCGAAGTTTCCAGCGATTTTCGCTTTTGATTATAACGGGGTAGTCTTTGTGTGCAAAGAAACAAGCGGATACAAATTGATGTATCGCATAGATGACGCAGCAATAGGACCAGTAACCGAGTTAGCGCCTAATAATTTACCGATATCAGGCGGAGTTGATTATCGCCATTACCATTTTCATGCTGGAAAAAAACTGTATTTAATTTATGGCTGGGACCGTGGGGCAGATATATGGTACCCGCGGGTGATATATAGTTTTATTGAGGTCGATATGCCGTTGGTGGGTACTCATACAGTGTCAAGAACCTTGCCGTATATGGCTTTGCAAACGAAAAGATGGGAAAATATAAATCAGCATATTCGAAATATCCAATCAGATAAAGGGCTGATTATTTTTGGTGAAACAGCTGAAGACTTATGGGCGTCGGTAAAAGTAATACACTTTGCAAGCTCGATTTTAGTAACAGATAAGCCCGGCATTTATTCGATACGTGATAATAAGGGAGAAGCTGAAGTGGTGAATATAACTACGGGAGAGCGCGGAGAAACGGTTTCAGGTTTAGCTGGTGATGAGATAGGAGTGTTTGATATTAAATTTTTGCCTAGCACTTTAGACGTCAGGTTGATCGGAGGGTAATATGTCAGAAGAAAATGATTTCTGGACGAAAGGTAGCTTGTTGCCGATATTGCTGACATATCAGGCTTCATTGTTAAAAAGTGTGTCAGAAGCCAACGTAGGAATGCTGAAAACGTTAGCTGAAGCAGTAGGCGAGCCAAAAGTTGGCAATACGAATATTGAAATCGTCGACGGCATAAGGACCCAGTTTTCTTTTATGGACAGGAGTGCTCTGCCGATTACAACGTTTTTGCCTTTTACGGAAGCAGTTTATGTAAATGGGGTAAGGCAGCAGTTAACGGTAGCGTATGTGCCGAACCCAGCGACCGGTACGATAACGTTTAATGCACCGCCGTCACCGGGTACGCTTATTGAAGTTGATGTGTTTGTGCCAACTATAAGGTTGGACGCTTGGGAGAGTATCGAAGACTCAGATTGGGTGAATCCTGTGGGTCAAAATGGCGCCGCAGAAGAAGAGCCCGAGTAGGGAGGAAAAAATGTTGACTTTATTGATTAACCCGTTTAGAGGTTCAGGCGGAGAGTCTTTGCCGCCGATAGAGCTGGGTGTGACCGAGACATATATACGCCGGAGGTATAACGATGAGCTTATTTGGTAATTTGATACAGCCATTTTTTGAGGGCGGTGGCGGAAGCGTCATCGAGGCTCCAGTTGAGTTTAGAGCTGAAGCTACCTATTTACAGTGGAGGCTTACTGAGGGAGAAGATACTGAAT